TGGATAGTTCTCTGTCCAAGTTGATTAAAAGAGGTATCTATAGTTTTTGTGTATAGCTCTTTATTATAAACCGTTTTATTTAACTTAATATTTTCAGACATTAGTTAACTATTTTAAAATAGTAATTATCATCATAGATTCTTGTAGAACCATCAATTGTTGTTTTAACTTGTATTTTATAATATCTTTCAGGTTCTAACCCATTCATATGAATATCAAAGTAATTACTTGTTGAATCTGCACTAATTTGAGTATATTGATTGTCAAAATTAATAACATATTCATTAGTATCCAAGTCTTTTATTGCATAATATGAAGCAGTTGGTAAATAATTTGTACTTACATAAAATGAACTAGTTTGAAATACTCTAGCTGGGTACATAGGAGATATATTTAATCTAAATCTATTTACACTATCCTGATAAAATCTTCCAGGATTTTCAGCTAAAGACATTTTAATATTAGGATCACTAACTATTGTTGATTCACTACCTGTTAAAATAGAGGTATAATCTCTCCATTTAAACTCTAATTGAGGTGGATAAATTGTATTAGTATCAACACTATAATATTTTAAAGTAGGTTGAATATCTAAACTTGTATTAAATTCACTACTACCAGAAAATTTAGTTAAAAAACCATAGTTAGGTAAAGATCCACTATACCATTTTGATACTATTGTTTTAACCCCAACATCTATATCTTTATCACTTCTTAAATCAAATGATTGAGTTACTCTATATGAAGCAATTCCTGATCCAGAATAAAACCAGTTACCACCACCTTGATTTGTGTATTGTGGGTTATAAGAGGAAGTATATAGTTCTGTTCCTACTGATCCACTTTCGGACCATGAAGTTGAGCCTGATATATTTGTGTAGCCCCAGGATACACCATCTGTGGTAGCAGGAGAATCTCCAAATTCACCTGTTCCGTTTTCCCATGTTTGTGCTACAGGAAAAAATTCTAAAGTAGTTGCAAAAGATAAACCAGTAGCCTCTGCTATAAAATTTCTAAATGATACATCCCAATCATTACTACCAATTTTATTTTCAACTACATCTGTAATTTCATCATCATCAAATTGAGTTAAAAAACGTGTTACATCAGGAGTACCTGTTATCCCAATGTAGTTTCTTACCTCACTAATAGCATCCAAACCTGTGTTTGTTGCTACAGCCTCTGAGTATAGGGTTGCGTCTTTATATGGGAATATTTTATATACAGCCATTGTTTATTTTTATAGTGGTACTACTTTTCCTTTAATATCTTGGTTAGGATATTTTACCTCAAATATACTAGGATCTAATGAAGGGTAAACTACTTGATTTTGTAGTGCTCCATTAATATCATAAGAATATTGTGAATATCCTGAGGTTGTTCCTGCTTTATTTACTATTTGTATATTTTTTACTACTTGTACTCCTTTTACTTTATCTAATAAAACAAATAGATCTCTTAGTAAAATTGGTTGGTTTATTTGCCATTTATCAATAGCAAAATAATCTTGTAATTGAGATACACATCTTAATAATACTTCATTGTTATTAAAATCTGGGAGTACTATTATTTCAAAGTTAACACCTATATTAATAACATAGGCATCTCTTATTTCAATATTATCTCCTATTATTCTATTTTGAGAAAGATATGTTCTTAAATTTCTTTTTAAAGCTGTTGAAGGAGTAGTTAATTTTCCGTTCACATCTACACTCAAACAATATAAGCTTAATGTTTCAATAGTGGAAACTTGCTCATCTGTTAATTGAGGCTTTTCAATAAATGCTTTAGATACAGTACCATAATCGGAAGGCATACTTAAAGCTCTAACTAAATAATCATCTGCTGTAACTGATCGTTTTTGGGATGCTATTAAAGCTAAAGTATTTTGTCTTATTTCATTTGTTGTATCACCTGCTTTACCACCTGAAGCTGCCTCTTCATTATTTGAGGTAATAGTTCCAAATATATAATTTGCGGTAATAGAGAATAAATTAGTGTTATTAAATGATGTGTTATTTGTATTTAAACCCGTTAAAACATTTGCTTCAACATTTGAACCAACACCTCCACCTGTTAAATATCTAACAGTTAAAGACACGTTAGAGGGTGCAATTCCATAAGTATCTGTATAAAGGAAATTTGAAGGAGAATATGCAGCTGTAAGTTTATCTTGTTTAAAAGGTAATCCTAAACCAACATTATTTGGATTTGGTATTATATCCTCATCATTATCTTGAGTTGTACCTGCACCAAATTGTAATTGTACTACTCCATTATTTAAAACACGTGTAGCAAATCTACGTTGTACTTTTTTAAGTTTTAAAATATAAGGTACTTCTCCCTGGTTTTGAACATTGTTAGGATCATTAATGTTGGTATTTTTAATTTTATCATATACCATTTCTTGACCTAAATGATCTACCTCATACCAAGTATTTCCGTTTGAATCAGTAATATCTAATATTTTTAAGAAATTATCAGCATTTATGTTTACTGTTGGGAATTTTGTAGGGGCACCAAAAGTAAAAGTTTGAGTAGAAACAGTAGATGAGATTGCATTTCTTGTCTTTTTCAACAAATAGTATTGTGGTGTACCACCTGAAATCTGATATACTGAAATTTCTGTTGGGTCTTGTGAAGAGGAAATTGAAAAATCAACTTTATCTTGTATTAAAAATGTTCCCCCACCTGCTGTTGATGATACTGTTGTATTTTCCCCAACTGTAACAGCATAACTATAATCAGGAACTGTTACACTACCTGAAGTAGTTGCCGGGAGTTGTTGGTATATGTCCAAAGTAACTTGAGCAGCTGAAGATACTTTTGGTTTATAACCAAACATATAAGCTAACTCATATAATGAATTTGTTTGACGAGCAAATTGAATATAGTTTTCCTGGATTTGGTTATCTAAGTAAAAACTTAAAACATCCCCTACATAAGAGGCTTGTTCAATAAACATTACACCAGGGGAAGATGGTGTAAAATCATTGTATGTTGTAGGAAAGTATACTTTAGAAAACTCAATTAATTGTTGTCTAAAGTCATTAAATTCCTTATTTAAGTATGATATATCTCGTTTTATTATAGCCATTATGTAAATGATAAGGTTATTTCGTCAGTTAAATTTGTATTAATAACACTGTAGGTAAAACTAACAGTAATTGTATTAATATCATCATTTCTTAAAACCTCTAATGTATCTACCCTAATATTAGGGAAGTTAGCTTGTATTTTACTTTGTAAATCTTGTTTTAAAAATTCTAAATTCCCATCCGAAATTTGAGAAAATATAAAATCTCTTAAACCTGCCCCAAATAATGGGTTTAAATATCTTTCACCTGGGTTGGTTAGTAAAAAGTTGATTAACTCACTTTTAATAGCATCTTTTGTTTGGAAATTTGATTTAAATACAGCGGGACCGTTTAAAGGAAGATCAATTCCTACAGCCGCAGAATTATCTAAATCAATTGGAAATATTTGTTGTGCTCCAAATGCCATTATTTAGTATTTAATAACCCCATAATTTGATCCATTCCAACCTCACCAGTACCTAAATTTCCATTTACAGGATCAGCAGTTGCACCAGGGTTAAAAGGGGCTACATCACGAGAGGTAAAAGATAAAGCAGTTTCACTTAAAATATCTTGATATTTTTGTCTCACATCTACATTTGATTGTATAGGTTGAGATTGTGGTTGTAGAGATGGTTTGAAAGATTCTGTAATAGTTTGTGTTTTAGGGGCTCTAATAGCCTCTAATAGAATGTCTTTCAATTCATCCTGGATTGCTTCTTTTACTGCGTCTTTAATTAATTTTTTTAAGATATCTGTTTTCATATATGTTATAAATATAGGGTTAGTCAGCTTTTAAGTCATTTACTTTAATATAGAATGCAAGTTCATTAATAAGGATTTGCTCAGAGGAACTATAAGAATATTCTCCTCTCAATAATATAACACCTTGAGGGTTCTTTGCCACGGCTCTTTTACGTTTTAGATCATTAGTTGTGGGTTCTGTTTCAATATCAAATGTAAACCCATTAACCTCTAAATTTTCTAATTGAGCTGGTTGTTGAGAGTTTAACTCCACTAAAGTGGCATTTATACTTGTTAATTCAATTTCATTCCCCTCAGCACATTTCTGTATAAGAGCATCTAGAGAATTCAATAAATTTATAATTTGTTGTAATCTTTCTACTAAAGAGGATAAACTTAAAGTTAAACCAGAAGTTAATCCTGAAAATTTTGCTATGCTAGGTGCAAGTAAAAAGTTTTTAGTGTCTTGTATCAAGGGAACAAGTGAGGGAATACCAGGTGGTAAAGTTGGAAGTGGAGTAAATTTTAAAACATTAAATAAACCCTCAAATATATTTGTTATATTTTCTAGTCCCTCAATAGCATTTAAAGTAATTGTAGAAGTTGTATAGATATTATTTAACTGTGCTGTTAATTTATTTCTCTTTTCAACTATAGCATTTAATACCGCTGGGGGAGGGCATGAAATGCCTTGAGAAGGGTTTGGATTTTCTAAAGGGGTGTTTACCCCAAATTGAGATAATAAGTCAAGTACTACAGGTAAAGATATACGTGTTATAGTACCTGCTAAATTATTTATACGAGATATAGCTAAAGTATCTGCTGAAGGTTTTAGTTTGGATTTTAAAGAGTTAGCATTGGTTTTTTCTAGTTCTTTTTGTTGTTGAACTTTATTATCTGTTACAGTTTTTAGCTCTATTACACCTATATCTTCTTTAACTTTATTTGTTAAAGTAGTAGCACGTTTGGTTTTATTGTTGTATCCACTTAAACTAAAAGTCAATATTAAAGGGGATTCTTCATTCCAATCCCCACTTATAGAGAATTCACCTTTTGAATTTGTAAAAACAGTATTTACACCATCCCCAACTTGTACCCCTTTAAGTACCTGTTGAGACATATCAACCACTATACCTTTAGTTGTGTATTCCATTTATATTGTTTTACTTACTTTAGATTTTAAAGTGGGTAATTGGGTTTGTAATTCATTTAATACTGAAAGAGCATTAATAGCTGCTTTATTCATTGATTCATTAGGTATGGCAGTTCCTCCAGGATATATTTGATCTGTTAATAAAACATTACAAATTGAGGTAAGTTGTGTAATTAAACGGGATAATAAATCTGCTGTTTTATCTCCTAAAAGTAAGGGTTCTGTAGCATTTTCATTACCAAGTTTAACGTTTTGAGCATCTATAAAAAGATTACGTGATTTCACGTTCATATATTCCTCAGTAAATAAACTTATACCTTTTTTAGATCCTATTAAAACACTATCATTTTTAGCATTTAATACAATTCTATCGGTATTTGTAAAAATTTGAGGGCCCGTGTAATTATTTAATGTAATTGCTCTACCTAAAGTACTAAATGGGGTAAATCTACTTATAGTATTATTATCTACTGATAGTTTTTGGGTAGAGGTTAAATATATTGTGGAAAGATCTTTATCTAAATTTTCTACAGTTGGTACCCACCCATCTGTTGTAATTTCAGGATTTTGACCATTTCTAAGGATCATTATAGGGTCTCCATTTCCCCCAACAGAAGACCATGTATTGTTTGTTCCTTTTGCGGTATTTCCAAATCTAATACTTTGACCAAATCTACCTTCATATATTAAATCACCCGCATATGATTGTAATGGGTGTATATTATCTTTTTCAACAAATGTTTGTTGGGAAGGATTAGTTGGGGAATTTAAAGTAGCTTCAGGAATATCTCCACTTGTGCCAACTTGAACAGGTACACCTGTTGGAGTGGTAGGAGTATTATTTGAGGTAACTAAAGGATTAGGTAATGCATTTGAATGTGGGGAATTCCACAAATCAATATTTGAAATATAGTAACCTTTTGAGGTAAAATCATTAGTATCTTGAATAGAGGTAGGTGCTCTTAACACCATTATCAATTCATTAACTAACGGATAATTTTGTATATTAGGAAAAAATGGTTTTGCAATACTTACTGCTATCCCAACATTAAACTTTCCAACAGGTTCAAAAATTACTGTACCAATTGATTGCCACCCTCCTAGTTCTTGGAATTTGGGGTGGTTATTATCTAAAATAACATCGGTAACTCTCCCTATGATAGTTGATCTTCCCCCAGAGCGTACAGGGGTAGATCTTGGAGGGGATAGATTTTTTATTAAACCCGTAAATCCTAACCTATTTATCATCTTTTGGTTTAAATTTTTCTACCTCGTTTAACAATTGACGTTTTTCCTCTTCGGTCATACCAAATCCTTCTTCCTCGGATCTGCCACTAGCTAGGGCACGTTGAATAATAGTGGACATTTTTATTAACTGTTCATCATTTTTTAATCCAAGTTCCATATATTCTTTGATTAGAGGAACAATTAAGGTAGCATCTCCTATATCATTAATAAGGGGTTTAAGCTCCCCTATTAAAGCAGAGATTTGTTGTTCTTTTTTCTTTTGATTATCGTATATTTCCTTTAAGATATCGGAAAATTTCTTTTTCCCAAATACATTAGATTCTAAACTACTCATAATGTGGTTTTGGTGATAAATATAGAACAAATAAAAATTTAGAAATTAATATACCCGTTTTCCAGGTAAAATATATAGTGTTTTTGAAATATATCCCTCAATACATTTGCTATTTTTGTAATTTTAGGGGTTTTTACCTCTGGGATTATTTCATGAATGTAAATGTAAAGTGCTTTTTTGTTAAAGATTTCTATACCTTCTCGCTTTCTAAAAATCTCAAGTATAGCATCCGCTATTTGAGCATCATTTGATTTTGGGAAAAAATCATCTAGGTTTTCTGTTATATAATCAATATACTCATCTATAAAGTATGAAAGTTTATCTTGTGGAGAATCACTTTCTATACTGTAAGTATATCTATCATCTTTCATTAACTCATCAACTGGTGCTTTGTTGACTTTTTTCTTATAGTTTTTATCGTTATATAAGATACACCATCGTTTTACAATTGTACCAAAATAAGAATATGCTTTTGCACCTCTTGAAGGATCAAATTTATGTATTTTGGATAAAAGAAAAACAATAATTTCATGTTGTAGATGTTCTAAATTATCTACTTCAGTGTGATAAAACTTAAAAGTATGAATTATGTTTTGGGTTAGTTTAAAGAATGGATAATGTATTTTATCCTCGTATATTTTACTTCTTTTACGTGGACACAAAGTGCTATTGTATAACACAATAGCATCTTCGGTCTCTTGAGTAAAATAATTTTTGCTTTTGGCTTTGCGGGGCATTTTATTCGAACTTTTTGATATTAAACTCATTTAAGATTTTTTGTACTTCTAATATTGAAGAGAAAATGATCCCCACATCATCATCTTTTTCAAATATTCCTCTTTTGTCTACCTCTTTTAGTTTTGTGTCTGAGGCTTCAATTATGCGAGAAAGTTTATCTAGGTATTGCATATAGCCTACCACAATATCTTCTTGCTTTTCGTTTTTTTTCAAAAGGTTAAGAGTTGTGAATCCTAAAATTACAACTAAAACACTTAATACACAAACTGTTACTATTAATACTATCATAAGTTATCTAACATATTTTTTAAACCATCACTTTTTATCGAACCTAAAGCTTTAACTTTAGTAGACATTTTCTTTGATGAATTTGGATTTGTCCCCAATATATAATTATCTTTTTTAACCTCCAAGGACTTTTTACCTTCCTTTAATTTAGGTAGCCATTCCCGTTCAAATTCAACACGAGCAGCTAATAGATCTGCTTGATGGACTATAAAAGGTAATGAAGTACGTGGCTTTTGTTCTGGCATGTATGAAAAAAGATATTTTTTATTTGCTTCATCATACAAACCATCATGTGTTTGGATAGCAATCATTTCATTAAAGGTGTAAGAAATACCATGTGATTGTAAAAGGAATAATCCTCTATCTGGAACTGATGCAAAGTGGACTTTAGAATTAAACATATAATCCTCTCCTAATTTTTCCTTTCTCCATTTATCGGTCTGAGGGATATATGATTCATTTTCCTCATCTCCCATTTTACCTAAATCATGGTTTAGGGCTGAGAATACTAATTCTTCAATAGTGAAAGTACTTCTATCCATTTCAAATTCAGCCCATACATCATACAATTTTAAAGATGCCTCAATTACACGGTTAACATGTTCAACATATCCACCTGGGAATGCATTATGGTATTCTTTTTTGTGTGCCGCAGGCATCAACATTAAACGTTCAGAATATTGATTATAAAATTCTAGTACTTTTTCTTTACGAGGGGAGGAAATATATGTGTCAATGTAAGATAATAACCTTTCCCAATTTGATTGGATTTCTTCTGCTGTTAAATTCATAACTTTTATTTATTTGATTAATTTTCTCTTTCAATAATAGAGTTAATATCTTCCTTTAACTCTAAAATATCATTAAGGATTTGTTTACTAGTTTGGGTATTATTCTCACTCAAATACATTCTTAATTTTTTGAGCATACCCTCCATAGTCTGCATCCTTCTCAATAACAATTCTTTGTTTTTCATTTTTTATTTATTTTTCTATTTTACCATTTTATATTATTATTTTTTAATAATTTTAACAATAAAATAATTTATTATAAAGTTAATAACCTTAATCTTGTTCTCCAAGGATTTTTTATTCTTCCTCTAAGAAATCTTGAAGTTTTTTCAAAACAGCACATTTTTCATAATCTTCCCCTCCCTCAAAGTACGAGATACTACTGGAGATGCAAAATTGTAACTCATCTAAATCAACATATTTTAACTCATCTTTATCCAACTCAGGTATATCAAGCTTAGATACCCAATAGAAAGCTCTTACATACATCATGTAATCACCAGCTTTATCAATTTCAGCTTCGTTAAACTCGTTATTGGATTTTTTGAAAAAAGAAAGTATTTGTTTTTTAAAACCTATACCATTCAGTATAAGTTTCATAAACATTTTAATTTTATATAGGGGAGTATTTCTAAAACTATCAAACTCTTCTTCAGGTTGATAATTTGAGCCACTTTCATCTGAGCCGAATAAACTAAATACTTTTTCCCAATCCATATCTTCGTATATACTATATAAACTTAATTGATTTAACGTATTAATTTGTTGATTTTAAAGCATTAATTCGATTTTGTAAATCGGAAATTCTCAATTCCATTTTCTCAACCTCCAACTTTAATTTTTCATGTAAAGCTATTGGATTTATAAAATTTGGATTTGAAGGATGATACATCCATAATTCACTTAATAATTCATAACTGCTTATTAATCCATTTTGAAGATCAACAACCTGTTCTTCTAATTCAAACAGTTCCATATCTGGTGTTTGGTCATACATATTATCCATATTGTTCTTTCATTTATATATATTTCTGACCTAGATCTTCTACAATCTCTCTGGCTTCTCTTAGGGTAATATCAAAAAATTCTCTATCATTTGATACTCTATACCCTTCTAATTTTTTATGGATTTCACCTTCTAATCTCTCCGCATTAAAACACCTAAAGGCAAATTCTAGTCTAAAAGGAGTAGGAACAGAAGTAGATCTAGATAGTTGCTTTTCTCTGTCATTAATATTATCTTTATTAGTATAACCAATTTTATATCTATTAGGAGGAAAAGATTCATTTGACATAATGTAAACCCATGAATCCCCATCTTCTTTGCGACCTGAGTACATTTGTTTTTTTCTAGGTAAATAATAAGTTATATCTTCCCATCCTTCTTTATCTTTTGAAGGGGTAGCAGTATAGAAAGCAACATGACTCAAATCACTTTTCATATCGTTTTTTAAAGGAACATATTCTTCTGCTTCCTCTACCGATATTTTTTTTAATTTTCTCCCATTTTGAAATTCTTCTCCCATAACTTTTATATTTTAAAAACGAGCATTTACCCCACTTGTTTTATACCATGGTAAACCATTCCAATCTCTCTTAGCTGCTTCATGATCATCCTTCGTATACTTAACTCCGTATATATAATATTCCGCACGCTTTTTATCACCTTCGGGTATAAAAGCGGGACCATCCCAATTATGCATTTTACCATCCATGTAATACACGATAGTACCATCGGGGGTACGTAACTGTTTTTGCATTGTTTTCTCACTCATCGTTTTTGTTTTTATTTGGTTTTAAAGTTTGTAAAAAATCACCAAGTACCCATCCACTTGCAAAAGCAAACAACATACCAGGTGCTAACTCAACTTGCATAAATGTTACAAAGCAAGCGATTATTAAAATAATTTGAATTGATTGTAAAGCCCGTAGCTTCAAAATTTTTGAATTAAACATAACCTTTATTTTTTAAATTTATACCGGTAGTATACGAAAGAAGAATATGGGGGGCAAGGATTTTTTAATCTTCTATTGGAGTTATTCCAAGCTCAGCTAATCTTATTAACCAATCCGCCTCGTTATCAAACTCTTCTATAATCGGCTGACCACTATCTAAGGCAGTTCCCTTCGGACAAAATCCGTAATGTATAACGCTTAAATCTTCGTTGTGCGCTATAAACCATGTATCTCTATCTACTATTTGTCTTAACATATTCTTATTATATTACTGTGTCTCCCGATATTGTCCAACCCGCTCCTGTTGGCGTTGATGTTGTTAGGTATGTTCTAGCATCTCCAGCCGTTGCGAAAATAGCTCCTCCGCTTCTTGAGGTGTCAAATGTTCTGCCTGTTTGAGTTGTCATACTTACACTAAAAGGAGAGCTATTTGTTGTCGTGTAATTTGCCCAGCCTACAATAGTATCTGTATAATTAGCTGTACTCATTCCGCTATTTCTAAAAATACCATTCATGTTAGTTAGACTTAAACATAAATTCCAAGTTCCTAAATTTTGATTAAAGGATGTCGCTCCTGTAAACATATTTCTAATATTAGTTGCATTTTCAACATCCCACGAACTTATATCTTGATTAAATAATGAATTATTTTGAAAAATCTCTCGCATATCTGTTACTGCTGAAGTATTCCAATTATTAAAACTTGAATTACCAACTAATGATGTAGCACCATTAAACATATCTCTCATATTTACGCAGCTTGACAAGTCAGGTACATCTGTTGCTGTTACATCCATTTGAGTACAACTATCAAAAGCAGATTGCATATTGCTCCATACAATATTACCCCAATTCTGTACCTCTAATAATTTACGTCTATCCCCATTACCATTAAAGTAAATACGTGGAAACACTTCGCTAATCTTTACAACATAATTACCCGCACTTGGAAAAGTGTGTGTAGTGCTTCCTGTTACTCCTGTTGAAGTAGTACCATCACCCCAATCAACGTCATAATTATACCCCGTTCCTGTTGTTGGAATAGTAAATTGATCACTAGCACTTGTTCCAGCGTTATCAGTTTTTACGAGCATTATGAATTCTATACTCCCACCCAATACTACGTATATGCCACCTGTTCCACGCAATTTTAACGTAGAACCCGTAACATTTGTAGAGGGTGTAAAAACAAATGAATTATTACCAGTAGGTAAAGCAAACCCCGCAATATAATCGCTTTGGTTAAACACAACACCACTTGAGGCACTTGTGATAGAACCCGATAAGTTACGTGGGGTAACACCATCAAAGTTACGTGGTGTTTCCATTGTAAAATAAGAGGAACCTGAATTATTTGTTATGGTAAAAGTATATTGAGTACCGGCGGTTAAATCCTGGGAACCAGTACCCGCACCTTGTAAATCATCAAATGGATAAGTTTTATACATTGTGTTTTATTATAAATATATGGTGGTGGGGAAAAATGCAAAATATATGAGTATATATCTTATCTATGATCTGTTTTTTAAAAGACTTTCTTTATAAAGTAGTATATGAAGGTGATAACCACTCAATACCAATATACACAAAACCTCTCCCCATAGCAAGCTAAAAGGCATAATAAGTAAAAACCCTCCAAATATCCACCCCCAAAATTTAAATCTTATGGATTTTAGTAAAGCATAAAACGCTAACAAAAAGAATATTATCGCTAAAATGTTATGGGTTAAAGGATATTGTGAGTGGGAAAAAGCCGTTAACAATAATAGAAATAAACTTGCGGGTCTCCAATTTTGTATACTGAAGAAAAAATATGAGGTAATTGCATTCACCGCTATAAACATAGGTTGTAGAGGAGTATCCCAATACTGGGATAAAGAACCTAATATACCTTGTGTGGAGATTAGAATGATGGGATGGAGTACTGAGAGTACTATTGCGAACAATCTTGTTAAAAATCCCTTATCCATGGTTATAAATATAATATATATTTTGTTTGGAGCCAAAAAATTTTGTAAAAAAAGAGGATTTGTTTTTTGTGGAAAAAACCCATTTTTTACATTTTGGGAATTTGGGGGTGTTTGTGGGGATAGTGGGATAATAGTGAATATATAGTGATATACAATGTCGATGCGGAAAGATCGTGTTCGAGTTGTGAGTGTGTCTAAGTGCGTCCCTCCCCACACCCCGCACCGATTGACCACGGCGCGCGTGGGGCGATATTACCGACTATATATCATATATATACCGCCGGCGTACGTACCACAAGGGATCTTACACCTTACGACTCTATAATCGTTACATCCTCATATCTAATTTTCTCCACAATTTTACTTCCCAATAAACTATAAGAATACAACCACATACAAGTTGGACCAAATCTATCCACATTCATAGTTTGAGTACCTCTAACATTATTCACTGAATGTAACTCTAAATTACCACAATAATGATCCATCTGTAATGTCTCAGGTTCGTTTTTGTAGTTGTTGATGTTTTTAACTTGGAATTTTACATTTTGTGTTTCTAGAATGTGCTTAATGTTTTTCATATTGTTTATCTTTTTAATTATGATA